GTCCAATACCTTTACGACTTCCACCACGGCTTTGGATTTGTTTTCTTTGCCAAATGCGTACAAGCAAAAGTCCCCAGGTTCAAAGCTGGCAGAGCTATTACTCTCTCTAGTCATGCCCGTTCTACCTCCCCAAATAAACGTTCATACGTTTCGATTTCTTCTGTTTCAATTTGTGCGCTTATTTTCCCCAAGAGACTTTCCTTCGTGGAAAACCAATTTCCTGCCTTCGTGTGATAAATTGCAAGATTTTCCGGCAGTTCGAACATAAATCCATAACCACGTGAAGCGAATACCTTCTCAGCTTGCTCGGTATCATAGACTTTTCCGTCCATAAAAAATTTTGCCATTTCTATCCCTCCGCCTCCTTAATCCCAAAAGCCACATAACCGTTTTTAATCCCCCAACCGCTCAAAACGTAGGTAATCATATACGTTTTTTCTTTGATCGGATGGTGGGTGATTAGTTTGTACGGGTCATACGGTTCAAACTGTACAAGATCACCTTTCTGATATCCCCGGTCGTTTTCGCGGACTTCAAAGCACTTGTCTCCATTCAGCACATCGTCGCAAAATTGGACGCTTAACTTGATATGATGGCATTTTGGCATTGTTTACTGATCCCCTTCCTTGATTCCCCAGGCCTCGCGCGCCCGCTCATAAACGCCCGCTCGCTGCAAACAGCGATATTTGCATGTAGGGCACCATTTGTGATGTGCCGGCCAGTATTCCGGCTTTGCAATGGCCTTGATTGCCAGGAATCTTAACCGACACAACACATTGGCGTGGATACGGGCAGTATATATGGCGCTATACGCCATGTAGCGGATTTTCCGTTTCATTTTTGCACCTCCCTTCCAAACAATTCCGCAATTCCCTTAAAAATCGGATAGAACTGTGCTGGAACTACCGCATTTCCTAAGCATCTAAGTCTGTCCACCCTGTGGGGAATCCCATGAGCCACTCTACCCACGTCGGGTTCAATTGGCCACCAACATCCGTCCTTGGGCTGCGCGAATTGTTCCCGCCAGATGTGCCTACCGAATCTGCGGCTGTAGGAGTTGTCCACAATTTTACCGCGCCGGAGAGCGTCGGTATTGGCTTGTCGTGATTCCCTGCACTGTACTGATAATCCCCCGATTCCTTTGCCCTCGGGGTGGGCCACATCATAACAAACTCCGCAGGGCTTGGCGTTCTTCCTTTCATCCTCTCTGGGGATCGCAACGAGTGGTTTCCTCCCGTTTGGCTTGCCGTCATTGTGCCAAGCCACAATTGCGACCCTGTCTCTGCGGTGCGGGGCATCGACACCGCAAGCTGGAATAACAAACGCCTTTGTTTCGTAGCCTTGGGCCTCCAAGTCAGATAGCACCTGGTCGAGCGCCATATTGATGATTCCAGCAACGTTTTCTCCAACAACCCAAGCAGGCCGCAGCTCTTTGATAACTCTAAGCATTTCCGGCCAGAGGTAACGGTCATCCTCCGTGCCTCTTCGCTTCCCGGCGACGGAGAACGGTTGACAGGGGAACCCGCCTGAAAGAACGTCAACTGTTCGCAGCCCTGTTCGGTCATAAAAATCGCCTCCACTCAGCGTGCATATATCCCGCCACTTGGGCACATCCGGCCAATGCCGGCACAGCACCTGATACGGATAGTCTGCAAATTCGCATTGTCCAACCGTGCGGAATCCGGCCCGCTCGGCTGCCAGATCAAGCCCTCCGATCCCGGAGAAGAGGGATAGATGCGTCAAGTGTTTCATACATCACCTATCTCTATCTGCCCATCTAGATTTTTATCCTCCATCCACCAGTTCCAAACATCATCTACGGTGCTCCACATGGTGTTGTCTCCCGGCCTGAGCTTACGCCGTTCCAGCATTCGCGCGAAAGCGTGTTTGTACATCATTTCATATTTGTGAAACTGTTGAAATGCAAAATGTCTTCCTTCCCCTGCCATTGGGCAACCGATGCATCCAACGCGGGAAAACCCGCATTGATATAACGGGTTGACATTAATGCGCTCCGTGTGGATATAGTCCCATAAAACATGATTGGTCCAATCGATGATGGGGTTACATGTAGTTTCCCGCTGTTTCATGCAGATTTCCATCCATTGGCGGCGAAGATCATTGTCGTTGTTGAGATAAAATTCATCACTCAGATATAATTGTTCATTTTCCTCTTGGGGACTTACCGTTATCCTGTCTTTTTTTGTTCGGCCAATTGCTTCGAATTCGCCCCGACCTCTACGGTTATTGCTTTCATCCCAGCGTACTCCGGTTATTATTGCGCGGTGGTTTCCCGCTGTTTCTTTGAGCACTGCACAGCAATATCGCATAGTTCTTGTCGGCGGCATGAGTTTTTCTTCAATCAGCCGCCACATTGATGTTCTTTTGCCTTTGTAGGTGGGGTAGTCGATCTTGCAATGTATCCCTGCTGCCTCTAACATTGCAAATTTTTTCTTGACGTGCTGGATCGTTTGCGGCGCATCTGCCGTAGTCAGGCTATGGCATACTTCAAACGGTATTCCTGCCCTTTGGGCTAGCTCTAAGCACACATCGCTGTCTTTTCCGCCGCTGTAGGTGAGCAGCAACGGCTTTTGATAATGCGCAAGGCTCACTTGTGATCCAAGTTTCAGCCTTTCAATTGCTTTCTGTTCTAAATCCATTTTTGCCTCCATTTCGAATCCCGGGGCTTTCCGTCCGGGTGATCGGGCCGGACGCTGTTATTAAAATCTCAATTGATATTCAAAGTTCATCCAGATTCCCTCCCTGTCAAATACCCTTCAAACTCTATCCGCTCGCCATCCGACATCGGGCACCAAACAGGGATCCCCTTCCACCGTTTGTACCGCATGTACAGGGGATATACCGCAGGATGGTTGATGTTCAGTGTGTATCCATAGGGATTGTCTTTGACGATTGATTCTGTAGATAATTTCATACTTCACGTACTCTTATCCCAAGCACCCAAAGCATAAGCTTTCGCTTAATGATGTAATCTTTGGGGCGGAATCCTTTCGCGTCTTCTACCACCATGCTGCCGTTCTCTTCATACACAAAGTCGGCTATGTATTTAACCGCCCTTTCGCCGTCTTGCTTAGGGACAAGCTCAAACGGAACTTGGCATCTGAGATTACGGATTTTCCCAGCTCGCTGGAGTAGTTTTAATTCCGCGTATCGTTCCGCTTCATGCCTGCTGTCAAACTTTATTCCCTCCAGAAGCGTCTTCTGCGCGTGATACTTGTTCACTTTTGAAAACCTCCGTATAAACTTGCCTTACCGCTCGCTTTGCTACATTATGGCCGTATAATTCACAATACGCCTTAAACGAAGTTCTGAGCTCCAAGATAATGGCCTCATACCCGATAGGCTCATTCATTCTCTTCACCCCGTTTCTGGTATGAAATCGACGTGTGAAGCGCGTTATTCATGTATTCATCAAGATCATACGAGGGTTCTCTATCGCCCGATTCTACTTGCCGGATAGGATAATTTTTGTTCTCGTAGTTTCCTTCTGTGATCTTTTGCCAATTTGCGGGCTTTAAAATCCAGTCGAAAGAACAGCCATGCCATTTCCCGTCGCGCCCGGTGAGAAATTCGCTTCGCTCTATTTTTTTGCAGACATCACGAAATTCATCTACCGATATTTTTTTAGCACGTAGGGCTTTCTTCCGGTTTGCAGTCCACTTATCAATAGCATTTGGCTTTGGAAGAGAAGGGCAGCAATCAATGAATGCTTTACGGTAATCGTCATATGGGAAACTGTCAGCCGCCTTGGGCGGCGTTCCTTCCCCCACACCCCTATCCTCTCCTATCTCTAACCTATCCTTACCTAACTCTAACCTAACCTCGGTATCCATTTTGTACACATCGTGTACACGCTTTGTATACATCCCGTTTTTCTCAAGGATGAGTTGTGATTTTTCGTCAACATACTGCGTTTCATGATACCTATCTTTTTGGATGTAATTGTGGATTCTCCAATCCCGAATAACACACACTCCGCTTGTGAAAGGGATGATGAATTGTTTCATAATCAGCATTTTCAAATCATCTTCACTGCATCCAACCATTCGTGTGATTTTTTTAGGTGAAGATATGAAACCGTCGTCATCCGCTCTAATAGAAAGCTCGTAATAAAGGAGCCTTGAAGAGATTGGCATATCTAAAAATGCATCGGTATCAATAACCTTTAGGCTGAACATCCTTCGTTCCGCCAAACTCAGCGCCCCCTAAAATGTAATCTGTTCTTTCGGCATCTTTGGTTTCTGCAAATGTCGAAAATGTGCTCTTACCGGCACAACGTCCTCTCCTTCCTGCTCTGCAACATACCTCCGCAGCGCTTCCACAGTCTGTGCTGTTTTTCTAATTCTCCCGTCGCTTTCCCGCAGAAATTCTTTTATTTCTCCTACATTGTTGCTTTTCCAGTAACCTTTATCCGCACTGGATGATAGAATGTGCGCTCCTTTTCGCCTAGCGTCCTCTATAAGCGCCCTAACCGTGCGATCCGGTAAACCGGTACGTCTTTGCAGTTCGTGGCGAGAAACGGCATTTTTGCGCCCATAAGGGATATACTCGGTAATGTCGATATTCATGGTTCATTCCTCCTTCAAAAAGGAAGATCATCGTTTCCGATTTCTTCAAAATCATCATTGGACACATTTAGATTTGGCTTTCCGCTTCCGATTTTGGATCCGCAGAAGCTTACGTTATCCGCCACAATTTCAACTGACGTCCGTTTATTCCCGCTTTTATCTTCATATTTTCGCGTTTGAATTGATCCCTGAATGGCAATCATGGAGCCTTTCGCGAAGTATTTCTCCACAAACTCTGCTGTCTGCCTCCATGCAACCACATTCAAAAAATCCGCCCGACGCTCCCCATCCTTCTGACAGTTGCGGTCTACCGCAACTGTGAAGGAAACGACGGATAGGCCTGATTGTGTGGTTTTCAGTTCCGGGTCTTTTGTCAGGCGACCCATAATGACAACGTTATTAATCATGCTTCGTCCTCCAAATAATTTTTGTGAAATTCCTGTCTGAATTCTTCAATCGTCCAGTTGTTTTTCATCATTGCTTTTCTTTGACCCCATTGATGGAGTGAAAGCATTGTTTCGGAGTTCCTATGTACTGATTTCGTCCCGTTCCTATGGCAGCGATCCCCGCACAGATAAACCTTCAAGCCGTATTTTTCGCTTTTCTTCCGCATAGCCCCGCCGAAGATGTGATGGCATTCCAGTGGATCGCCGTTGCCGTTTCTCCCACAAAGCCAACAGACACGTTCATCCATTTTTCCAGCCTTCTTTCAGTAAAGCGAGTTCTCTCGGTGTCATTGTTTCGATCCCCTGTTCCTTGCACTCCATCACAATCAAGTCAATCAATCGTGACATTTGCCGTGTATCATATTCGCTTGATCCATAGTAAGAAATAACGTTCGTGTATCCATCCAGTTTGCTGTGGCCCATTTCCTCACAAATCCATCCAATCCCGTGGGTCTCCCAGATTCGCTTGTAATGGGCCACAGCCTCGTTCTTGATGGGGGTTACATAATAATTTCCCCCGATCGCACGGATCGCCTCGCAGTATACCTCCAACGGAGTGATGCGCAGCCTGGCGGCAAGCTGCCCGATCAATACCCAGCAATAGGCGTTTGCATCAAGGGATCGTTTTTTTCGATATTCCTTTAATTCCGCAACATACTTTTTACCTGGCTCCTGATTCTCGCAATATTGCTTTGCAGTTTCCGGACTGTCTACTAAGATGGACAGCCATGTCCCTCTCTTATCCCGCCGCCACTCAGCTTCCGTGTACTTAATTTCAGTCATAGCCCTTCACACTCTTGCCTATCGGCCTCTTCTTTCTTTGCTTTTTCTTTCTTAATCCGTTCTTTCATTTCCAATATAGCTTTTACATAGCCTTCAATATTTTTAGGGTGTTTACGCATGACAGCGCGGAATGCTTTTTCGTAAGGAGTTCCAGTAATTTCTTCATACTCTTCGCAATAAAGCAACAACCCTCTTCGGGTTTGCTCTGTCTCTTCGTCAATGTAAGGATCATCACTAAATCCCCATTCAAAAACTCGCTCGTTATTCTTATCGACAATGCATAGATATTTGATCTTTCCTGTATTGCGGTTTACTTCCAAGCGGGAAACAGTGAACGAAATATATCTGTTCTTTGGCACATGTTTTGATTTTCCGTCATTGCTTTTCTGCTCTACGGTATCGATTTTGATCCAAATTGGAATTTTCGTATACAACTCCCGGCCGATCCCAAGGCTGAAACACGCTCTTTTGAAAGCATCGCTGGCCTCGCCCTTGACTTTCTCGGTGTAGGACGCAACGCCGCAGTCCTGTTTCGCCACCCAATGTTTATGCTCGTCATCCCACACCTCTATTGTGCAATACAGAGCGCCTTTGATCTCCGTGTATGTATCCTGCCAGCCAAGCACTCCAAAGGTTTCGTCCAAGATTCTCCGGCAAGCCCGGCTATCAACATATAGCAAAAACTGTGCATTACCTTCCACACAACCCTTCATGCGAAGGTCAACTTCATCTGCCCGAAGCGGTCTGATATCTTTCATAATGACACCTCAATGGAAATCCGATTCTCTTAACCCCGTGATCTCATATGGAGAGGCAGGTCGGTAATACATGGAAACCTGATCTTTTATATCCGAAATTTCATCCTGAAGGAGTTCACGTTCGGCTTCCATTTCGGAAATCTGATCCCCTAATTCGTCGATATAGTCTAAAACCTGCTGGATCGTGTAGTTCACGCCTTGATCCAGTTTTCCGTAACATGCAGGCATAGTGATAAATAATTGGCTCAAATCAATTTGCATTTGACATTCCTCCGATTGTCCCATATACTAAGAATGGTTTTATTGTGTTTGCCGCTTTTCCGATGGCAGTCGGGAAGCGGCTTTATTATTTTGCTTCGATTAGCTCCAATATCCCGCACTCCTGCACCCGGTGGAACTGGTTGGCAAACGGCAGCAACGCATCCCGCGCCTTGATGTACTCTGGATCATCACAGTCCAGCGCGCACAAATGGTACGCAAACTGCCGCGCTATACGGACGTCCACTTTAACGCCCAGACTGCCGCGCCATAGCGGCCAACAGGCGTAATCGATGTTAGCTCCGCGCAGGTCGGCAGCGCGCAGGTCGGCTTTGCTCAGGTCGGCAACGCACAGGTCAGCTTCGCACAGATTGGCTCCGCGCAGGTCGGCAGCGCGCAGGTCGGCAACGCACAGGTCAGCTTCGCACAGATTGGCTCCGCGCAGGTCGGTTCTGTGCAGGTTGGCTCCGCACAGGTCGGCTCCGCACAGGTCAGCTTCGCACAGGTCAGCTTCGCACAGGTCAGCTTCGCACAGGTCAGCTTCGCACAGGTCAGCTTCGCACAGATCGGCTCCGCGCAGGTTAAAATCTAATAACCTGTCCATCTCCCCACGTGCGATCAGGTTTATGGCCTCTTCCCGGTCAAACTTTTTCTTTTCCATGATGATTCTTCCTTTCTCCTCCGTTTTATCTTTTTGGTCACCCTACTCTCCCACTCCACCAGCTTGTCCTCCCGCCAACACGCTATTGCTACCAGCGCGATAGCAGCAAGGCCGAGGGCTGCCTCAATCCAGATCGACATTGGCACCTGCCTCCTCAAGTGCGGTGATCATGCAACCTCTGTATTCAACCTCTAACAATTCTTTTCTGCGCATCCGTACGAGGCTATCCATCAGATCGTCCCAATTAAATGTAATCCGCTCGGGCGCCCAACTTTTAAGCGTCCGCAGGCATTCAAATGCATCTGAGATCGCATCGCAGGTGTAGGATAGTGGGTAATCGCCGTTGGTGATTGTTACTTTATATTGTCTCATGAGGTGTTCTTCCTTTCTTCTCGCTCTTCGAGCCACTTTTCATAGGCTTCCTGCACACCTGGGCGGGCGAAATATCGTTCCACCGCGCGCAGCGTTTGGCGAGCCAAGTATTCGGCCTCAGTTTGGGGCATTTCGGATATGTTGATTTTGGGGTTCACGCTGCGCCTCCTTTCTTTGATTTAAGATGCCTTCTTCTTATCTTCCGGAGACCGGTGGCCCTCCGGAGATTCCCGCGCGAGCATAATACCCTGCATTAGGCCCTCGACAAACCGCTTATCTGATTCGGTCAAAGCACGGTAGGCGGGCAAGACTTCGTTGATCATCTTTTCGGATGCCATTGTTTTCACCTCCTCCGTTACGTCTATCAACATTATAGTTACTTAAATTTACTTTGTCAACACTTTTTTGTTGACTTGCGTAACTTTTTGTGCTAGTCTTTTAAGCATAGAGGTGATTATTGGTATGAATATAAATGAGAGAATTCGAGATCTTCGCAAATCATTAAAACTAAGCCAAGAAGAATTTGGAAATCGCCTTGGCGTGACAAAAGCATCGATAAGTAGATTGGAATCTGGAATTAATAACGTTACGGAGCAAATGATAAAATCAGTCTGCCGCGAATATAACGTGAACTACGCCTGGCTCAAAGAGGGCGTCGGAGAGATGTTCATTTCCTCAGACGATTCCGTTGCAAACCGGATCGACGATCTACTGGCCGGGGAAAACGAAACGGCGAAAGCCCTTTTCAGAGCCTTCGCCGCGCTGGATGATACAGATTGGTCGACCATTAAAAAAATAATTGACGAGCTGAAGAAAGATTAATTCATACTTTGTCGCATTCCTTTGAGAATGCGTGGATTGAAATGGATTGGAAAGTGGTACGGAAGGTAATAGACGAACTGAAGAAAGACTAACGTATGTAAAGATGCTGCACTAGCCGCAGGATGCGTTGCAGTTTGGCCTGTGACGTTATTTTTCGTACCATGCCAACGATAACTTCTTGCGTCTTCAAAATCTCTTCCATCATAAACTCCCCCATTTTTATTGTGTTGTAATCTCCCGGTAGATGCGTTATAATGAGGGCGCGGAGGCACTACGGTGTTTCCCCCAAGGATAAGGCAGCTGCGCCCGCCAAAGCATAAGCTGTCTTATTCTTTTTTACCCTCAGTAAGAACATTTGTTCTACATCTATGGTATCACTCCTCTCTTTGTGCTGTCAAGGCTCACTTATTGGTAATCCGTTCATACGTTATCAGCTCCTCCGGGCGAACGTCCAACGCTTCCGCCAGTTTGCAAATTGTGGCGATCCTCAAATTCGGGTTGCCCTGCTTTTCGATTCGCTCGATCCATTCACGGGTAATGCCGGACCGGGCCGCCAGTTCTCGGATCGTATACCCCCTCATGAGTCTGATTTCTTTCAAATGAGATCTTGCAATATACACGCCGTAACACCTCATGGCTATTATTGCAAGAGATCATCAGATCATGTGAAAACTGTGAAGCATTACCACTTGAAAATTATTCTAGCACACTTTATTTGAATTTTGGGAGAAGTATAGTTCTCTTTGGCGAAAAAAGGTGCAAGAAGTGAAGGTCGAATTTTTGTACAAATAGTAAAAATAATTGGCATTTAGCACAAAACAAACGTTCAAGTGCAACATTTGACGATTTTTTTCGTTATATAGATTGAGGAGCAAATTTCTTTAATATGCATTTAAAGAAGAATTATTTGTTACACTATTACCATTTAATTTCAGCGGGTGTTAATGCAGAAAGGAATCGGTTTATGTCGCTTTTCGGAACAAAAGAGAAGAAAGAAATTGCCAGACTGAAAGAACAACTAACCCCTGAGCAAATAAGCCTTGCCGAATTGCAAGGTAAAATTGAGGAATCAACTGAAAGACTGAATACGATATTACACCAAATTGACAATTCAACCGCCGAACTCGCAAGTTTAAAAAATCAAATAATTGAAACCGATGAGGAAATTTTACTTCAGTCGTTTGGCCTTTATGCGCCTCGATATAGCTTTACAACTGTGGATGAGTACAAAGAAAAGCTTACCAGCATACGTAACTGGCAGAAGGCGATGATCAAGGATAAAACCGCAGTAACCGGGGCCACGAATTGGCAGGTGAACGGCAGCGCCGCGCAGGGGAGAAAGATGGTCGCCAATATGCAAAAGCTGCTTTTACGCGCGTTCAACGCAGAGTGCGACGATATTGTTGAACATGTCAAATTCAGCAATCTAGAAAGCAGCGTCAAACGTATCGGCGCATCAAGGGAAGCTATTTCAAAGCTTGGTGCTATGATGGGGATCACTGTTACCGAAGGATTTTATCAGCTTAAAATCGAAGAATTGTATTTGACGCATGAATACCAGGTAAAAAAGCAGGAAGAAAAAGAAGCGCTGAAGGAAGCACGAGCCAGAATGCGGGAGGAGGCCAAACTAGCAAAAGAGTTGGAGGAAGCCCGGAAGAATATCGAAAAGGAGCAAAAGCATTATTCAAACGCCCTGAAAAAAATTGAAGCTCAGATTCAGTCTGCTGGCGAGAGCAACGAAGAACTGCTGGAGAAAAAGGCCGAAATTGTTGCCCAGCTTGAAAAGCTTGAATCTGCGATCAAGGATGTGGATTATCGTGCCGCAAACCAAAAAGCGGGATATGTCTATGTCATATCGAATATTGGGGCCTTTGGCCCCGACGTTTATAAAATAGGCATGACAAGGCGGCTTGATCCTACAGAGCGCGTTGATGAACTGGGAGACGCGTCTGTACCGTTTAATTTTGACGTGCATGCGATGATATTCAGTGATGACGCACCGGCATTGGAGGCTGCGCTTCATAGGGCTTTTGCGGATCGTAAACTGAATTTTGTAAACACTAGAAGAGAGTTTTTCAGGGTCACGCTTGATGAGATTAAGGCAGTTGTAAAAGCGAATTTTGACAAGACGGTTGAGTTTATAGATGTTCCCCCGGCTGAGCAATACAGACAAAGCCTACTGATGGCGCAGCAAGCCAATCGGCGCGAAGGAGTAGGATGA